TCACTATTTGCCTTCAGGCTCTTATCAGGGAACCAAGGTCCCTATGGAGATGATGACAGAGGAAGAGCTCTATCAGTATCATCATGGATATGATTGGAACGAGAAATACGGTGATAGAAAGGACTGGGGTTAGAGCCATGTGGGTACTACATCTTACCAATTTCGGTCAGTGTTGGCACTTTAATACCTACGAAGAAGCCCTAAAGAAGGGCCAGGACAGCGGTTTCGAATACACAATTTATCGCGAGTAAGATTCTCTCAGTTCACTTCCGTTAAGTTCTGGGCTCGGGCGCTTAAATGCTCGGGTCCAGATCGCTTTAGATCGCCATTAGCGGGTATCCATATCAGTACTACCGTCCATCCGCGATACACCGTGCATATACGAAATAAACGTGTTTCTACTAGTACCTTATGGCAAGTCTATCTTATAGGGTAGAACCTGGTGTTATCAGTTCTCCTGCCCCTAGTATACAAGCCATACCTGACACATGCATCTCTACTATGGTATATGTCTTCTCACCAGAGAATTTGACATGGACTATTCGTCCTTGTTCTGATATTCCTATGATTTCTTGTTGATCTTCACCATAGTTTTCGGTCATTTCCTTTTGTATATCGACAAATGGTCCACATATGACTGGTCTAGTCATTATTTGAGATGCATATGCCCATGGTGGTGATAAAAGAAATAAGAATATTGTGGCTAGAAGGTATTTCATAATCTTTCCTGGAAAAAGCTGTGTTGTATGTGTACGTTTGGATCACCAACGAAGATTTGAGGTGAAGAATCCTGGACTGCGATGAAGATGACAGTCTGGCTTGGCATTTCACCATACATCTCTTGTATCATATGTGAATATGCCGCAGTCTGTAGGTAATAGTCCGTAATCCAATCTCTCTTCTTAGGTTTCATCGAGGTCTTAAAGTCCACTACGGTCAGTTTACCATTTACTTCCGCAACACAATCTACACGACCCGCTAATTGGTATTTATGTGACCAGAGCGGCGATTCCTGCATATACACCTTATCAATGGACTTATCGAGTATGGGCTGGAGCGTCTTAAACATCACGACCGCATCAGGCATACGATCGTTCAGAAAGTCGGGTTTGTTATCTAAATAGTCCTCGATGATACTATGCACAGCCGTACCACGAGTGGTGGCGATACGGGAGATACGATTTGCCTCCTCATACCCAACTCTATTCCGCCATTTCTGGATAGCTTCTTTCTTACCTGGTTGATTACCAAGGGCTGTGGTGACAGACTCATACAGTAACTCTTGAGGGCCGCCATGTACTTTGTACCGACGACCCTCTTCTGTCATAATAGCTTCTATTTCGAACGGCTCAAACCGTTCCTCATGTATAAATTCCATGTTCTAATTTGGCAATGATATAGTCCTTCACTAACTTGGACCTCACAATGTCATCCTCTTCGAATTGTATTGAACTAAAACCACGTATGGATCGTATCACTCTCATAAAATCAATCAGACCCTTCTTCTCAGAATCCTTTTCTAAATCACTCTGGCGGAAGTCTCCAGCAAAGATAATGCGACAATCCTGACCTATTCGTGTGACGATACTGTCTAATTCGTGGAATGTCAGATTCTGACACTCATCAACAAGCACAATAGCATTATTGAGAGTGATTCCACGTATGAATGAAGTCGATATAAAATCCACCACACCACGTCCCTTAAGATATTCATAGGCGTCTCCTCGACCAAAAAGTTCTGTGAATATTGCATAATAAGGTGCTTCATAAGCCTTCTGTTTTTCCTTTTGACTGCCTGGTAGAAACCCCATATCACGTGTAGGAACTACCGATCTGACAATGACTAATTTCTGCTTATCTGTTTGATGAGAGAGAATTTCCTTGATGGCAAGATAGGACGAGATGAATGTCTTGCCAGTACCAGCCACACCCTGCAAGAGTAGGTGTTGTCCGTCTTGATACTTATCAAAGAGTCGGATCTGGTTGTGTGTTTTAGGTTCGATGCGTTTGAGTTTCAAACCTGTTTTAACGTTTTTCTGTTTTGCCTTTCGTTGTTTTCTTGTAATTCTCTCATCGAAAAAGTTTACGTCGTCGTCAAGATAAGCAAGATTTGACATGAATAACCTTTCTGGGTTATCATCATTTATTTGGGTCAGCAGACCTCTTGGCCCTCCATTTCTCTACGGCTTGTCGGGTCTTTACGGCCTTGCTAGACTTGTCACCATATTGGTTGGCGACCGCACTGGTAGGATGAGCCTCGGCAATGCGAGACATCTGCTCATTGAACCCACCATCATTCTTCAGACCAGTATAGCGCTGGCCATGAATAATGTTCATGCGGTCAGGTGGAAGTTGTCGAATATTGGGGTTATCGGAAAGAAATGCCTCACGCTCCGACATAGACATCAGTTCTTCGAACTGTACTCCAGTACTGTCATCAATAAAGTTATATGTCGGCATTGTACCTCCCAATACTAGTATTTATTCATTCCACCAATTTGGAGCAGGGCGACCTTTGGCCCACTTCGCAAACCGAGTCTTTTCACCAAGATAGTAGTTACGATATGACTGCACAGGACAGTCGACCTTGTATTCATCAGGCATCGCCAGAGCGTGTGGTGTCATATCACCATAAACAAGATTTTGTGGTGTCTCGTAGAGAACATCCTTGAGCTTTTCCCACGATGCATGAAGTTTACCAAAACGATACTCAAACTCTTCAGCTAGATACCGCCAGAGGTGATAATGCCACAGATAGTTATTATGTGACTGCATCGTCCAGATTGTACATGGGTGTTTTGCATGTACTGCCTTGTAAATCAGATCATCATTTTCAGACAAACGATAGTGTTTTACTGTCCGTTTACCTGACTTGGATGGACCTAGATATTCCTCACCGTCGAGTAGTCGGTGGGTGGTTGACAGCATTTGAGCTGATTCGACAATCATTTTTGGAATATGTTTGTCGCAATGCATCTGTGCCGCAGTTTTGGGATCCTCATGGAGTACAAATATATTCATGTTTCACTATTATAAAATTTTGAACCACTATAAACCTCGACCTCACCATCGTCCAGTTCGATGAGTCGAATGATTTTGTCATGATGTAATACCGTCAAAATTGCCTCAGTAACACGTGGTACCGCATATTGATGACCAGCGTAAAATGATAATCCGACCAGAGCAAATAACATCAATCCGATCATAATACTATCATACATTATTTTACTCCGAAAGTAAATAGATTAAGTCATCAAAACTAGTAATACAGGTATTTACAGCCTGTGGATTATATATCCCACTGGCAATTGTTTCTTTTGGATAACAGAATACAAAATTAGTCTTGGGATTGTTTTCGATAACGTGGCCAAGATACTTCATCCGATTACGAGTATCCTGTAAGTTTGCCCTTGTCTCCAATCCATAACAGTCAGTACCATCGTAGAGATTCGACATAGCCGTGTTCTGATCGACCACTAGGAAATCAAACCCAAACACATATAGGGTTTCATATTCCAACTTTATAGCCTCAAGTATGGCGTTCATACCAGCGTTTGATCGTGGTCGTTGGGGATCCCATTGTTTATTTACAGCACGACCCCAGTGCAGCTCTACTGGTTCCCACTTCTCATCTTCGGGCGGTATGAGTACCCGACTGGATGGAAAGTCCGATGACTCGATCTCAGTAATGATAGGATTGTCGATTGCTACCAGGTAGTCAGGCAATACGTATTTAGGATTCGATAGCCGATAATCCCGGTACAGGGCATTACACCCGAAAACGGTACCTTTGCCCTTCAGCAAGAGTAAATCAAACCCCTTACGAGATCCGCCGTTACCGATGATATACGCTGTCTGATCCGGATTCTTCATGTTCATTCACACGAGGCCGTTTATTCTTAGACCTCTTTTCCTTACGAAATTTCTTTTTTGACTTTTGGGTTCTGTATTCCGTTGGTTCGTCATCCCAACGCTTTTCTCGACGAAATGTTTTACCCATTTTCCTTCCAAGTTGATGCTAGGGCGGGCCATGCTTCTTCAAAAAGCTTACGTGTGATACCTTTATAGGGCATCTTTTTATCCTTGATTGACACGACCAGTTTTGCATCATCTGGGTCGAGCGACTCAAGAAACTGTACGAACTGAGACTCACGTTGGTATGGTCTCATATTTGGATAGGGACCAGACTCAAGGAAAATACCAAATTTACGCAGGTTTGCATATAGAGTTGCCTGGCAATCAGCCGCTTTTGGTTGTGGTTTATACGGAGGTTCACCGGGTGGTAACACAAACTTGATATTTGGATTGAAACATAGGTCAATCATATTCTCTAACGTGAGATTATGACTCGTGCGTAGTGCCTCGATCTTTTCCTTTTTTGTTTTTAACTTCGAAACCCGGTCAAGGATTTCAGCCACGCCTTCTTTATAGGCCATTTAAAACTCCTGAATTACATCCATTAAATTTTTAAGTCGTTTCTCGATGAAATAATTAAACATTTTATCTCTGCCAATTAATTTATAATCATCGAACTTTTCAAGTACTTGTTCCTGAATATCTTCTGGGACGAAATCCAAATCCACAAGCTGTTGATTGCGACGATAACCACGAAGCATTTCTTCATTGCAAAAATCTTCTGGTTCCATACCATTCCACGCATCAATCTTTTTGGATGCAAGAGGTTTCTGCCTCTTACCAACTACAAATACATCGTCTGGTGAGATAAAGTTAGGTACACCGTCGCCGCGGTCACCTTTCAGAATATGCTCATGGATATATCGAGCTGGATTGGCCACAGTCACAAACTTTTTTTGCATCGGGCTGTATTGCTCGACGTTAGCGTATTTCTGTAACTGTACAAAGTCTTTGTCTGATGACAGAATGAGAATGGATTCTGCCGATTCATTTTTGACACCAAGTTGACCAAATCGGTGACAGATCGATGCAATAACATCATCTGCCTCTGCGCGGTCAATCTGTAGAACCTTATATGGGAAATTATCCTTGAGGTCGTCTCGAATACCATTCAGTACTTCGAAGATGGTGTGCCAGTCCAGGCCGGACTTTTCACGATCCTTCTTACGATGAGCCTTATAGTATGGGAATAGGTCACGGCGCCAGTAGTTTTTGTCATCACAACAAATTACCAGTTCGCCGTATTTCTCTCCGAACTTTTGACGATAGAGTCGGAGAGAATTGAGTACCATGTGGCGGACCAGGTTCTCATCAATAGGAACATTTTTGCCGCCAATCTGCATCATCAGGTTTGAAATCATCACCTGATTTAAGTCAACAAGAATCATAATTCATCTCAGTTCAATCAATTCTATATATACTACCACGACTGTGGTTAAAAGTCAACAAAATCCTCATCATCAAACAAATCAATTTTGCTGATAATCTCATCCATATATGGAGTTAATGCATGAGGTATTTGGAGACTACGATAGAGTGATGCTCGAAATACCTCCACCGCGCAAGCAAAATCACAACTGAATCTTTCATTATAAATGTCAAATCCATGCATTCCAATTTTATTCGCTAACTGACTACTATAATGATCGACAATATGGTCAATATAGTTTTTCTTATTGTCCTCGAAGTAGTTACTCAGTTGCTCTTCATTTTTTGGAATATTCCCAACATTAGGAAATTCAAAGACATTGTTTGCTTGTTCCATTACTTCACTACACGTAAGAGTATCGTGTCCCCATTAATACGGCCATTTGGCTGATTGCCTTTACTATTTATTTCAGCCATAACCTTTGATAGAACACGTTTACCCCCACTCAGCACACGAGGTAGAATATCATGTGGCTTTCGTAGTGTTTTGGTTTCCGAATTATCTGGATCGTATCCCTTCAGACTGGTACCCTTCACAGAAAAACCAGCAGGACCCATCGCATTATAGACGGTCAGTTTACGATACTTTACATTAAACAACCACAGCTGATTTGCACCGATAATACTAGCAGGTGCCACACTGACCACCTTATAATCTTTATTTTCGGTAAGATACTTGAGTTTTACAACCTGCTTTTCAACGGACGGTGGTTTCTTTGCTCGAGTCTTACGAACCGTTTTCTGATTAGCACCCCAAGTTGATGCATCATCTATCAGACCAGTGAGGAAGTCAATAAACCGATTCAATTCTGCTTTCTTTAAATGTGAATATCCTTCCTTTAATTGCTCACAGGTATTTTTCTTTACCTCGTGCAATTCATTTAACCAGGGACGATAGTAATCAGCGATAGCATTCGATTGCTGAGACTTTACATTATTGTGTTGCAGCCATTTATACATATCAAAATCTGTTTTATACTTACCGAGCATAAACAGGTCTACCTG